CCGCAAACCCAGCCAGAGCCCAGGCAGTGCTGACAATCCATTTGGTGAAACACGCCTTGGTAAACGCCAGATCCACAGCACACATTGCACTCAACGATGAACTTCAACTGGCGACGGAAGATGGGGCCATGCTGCTTTTTCATCATTTTTAAACCTCGCCTTTTATGGTTTCTGGATTTGGCTAGAGGCCGCGCCATTCAAGGCCTCGGCGTCATTGTGCGAATTTCCGTTTCTAGTCATGGTCGAGCGGTGAATGAGGTTGAAACCCTTCCCGTCTAACCAGTCATGCCACTTGTTCAATGCCTCGCGCTTGAGCAGTTCCGCCGAGGTATGGATGTAGGTCTGCACGTTGCGAGTCATCGTGTGGTTAACCAGCATCTCGCCAATGAGGAAGTCGACGCCCAGGTCAGTCCAGCCGGTGCGGGCCACCTTACGCAGGTCGTGACTGGTCCACTCGCCCTTACCCAGTCGGGTGAACACGGCGCAGGCCTGGCTATCGCTCATCGGTCCACGGGTGCGAGCCGGGAACAGATAGGTGCCCTTGTAGCCCTTGGCCGACTGCCAGTCCCGGTACCGCTCCAGCAAAGCGCACACCTGATGGGTGAGCGGCAGGTGATGCTCGCAGCGGGTCTTGGTGTTCTCGGTGGGAATGAACCACTCGCCCTGCTCTGCCAGGGTCAGATGCGACCATTGGGCCTGCCGGGTCTCGCCGGCGCGGGTGCCATGGCACAGCATCATCAAGGCCAGCATGCAGTCCTGCGGGTGCTGATCGAACCCCTCGGCCAGTTGGCCTATGACTTCCTCAAGCTGCACCGCACGCAAGCGAGAAGGCTTAGGCTGGATGCGGGCCTTGGTGAAGTCGGTGAACTTGAACCCGGCGATGGGGTTGGCGGTGATCAGGCGCAGCTTCTCGGCTTGGCGGAAGGCGACGACCAGCACGCCCCACATCAGCCGCACGTAGGACAGCGACATTTCAGCCTGCATCGGCCACATGACCAGCTTATCGAGCGTGGACCTGTCAACATCCTCCACCACCAGGGTGCCAAGCCGTGGCTTCAGATGGCACGAGATGATCGAGGTATTGGTAGAACGGCGTTTGGCTGACAGGCTCCGGTCCACGGCCTGGCGGGCGGTGAACCAGTCGAGCAGCTCGCCGACAGTCTGCAAGGTTCCAGCGGCGGCCGAGGCCTTTGGATCAGCGGCCAGACGCTCGCGGATCTTCGGCAACGCGACGATCAACCCCTTCACCGGCAGCTGAGGAAACCCGGCGATCTTGTCCCACTTGCCGCCCGACACCAGGTACCAGGTACCGCGCTCGCGGTTTTGATGAAAACGGAAGTACACGCCCGGGTACCGAGCGTCGCGCAGGTCACGCACTGCGCTGTTGCTGGCTTGGCGACGGATCTCCGCATCGGTAAACGAAGTGAGCATTGTCTGGGTCATGCGGCGGCCTTGGTCTGAGGTTGGAGAAGGTAGGCCCGGATCGCCTCGATGGCGTCGAAGTGCCCGCGGCATACGATAGCCAGGTAGCCCTGGTCGGTCAGCGCCTGCAGGTACGCGTCCTGGGCCGGGGAAACGGCGGCGTCATGCGGCGCCGTGGCCTTGAATTCGATGTACAGACCGAAGTACCCGCCGCGGGCCATCGGCAGCACCAGGTCGGGAACACCGGCCTTCACGCCCTGCTCTTTCAGCTTGATCGCTACCAGCTTGTGCCGGTGCCCACCGTTCGGGACGTGAAAAATGAGCTTGGCGGCGACTGGGTAACGCAGCGCGACTTCCTTGAGCAGCGCGGCCTGCTCCAGGCCCTCACGGTCGATGGATCTGGCGCGCACTGGCTTCGCAATGAATGGCTTCAAAGTTTTACCTTCCCTTCACTGATCAGGATGTCTTGGGTGCGCATGACGCCTTCGGCGAGGAACAGCCGGATCTCGTACTTGGTCAGCTGTCCAGGTGCGCGCAGGCGACCATCAGCGATATCGTGGCAATAGCCGCAAGCCCAGGCAGCCTGGAAGTCGTTCGGCTTCATGCCCATGCCGCAGGTACCTGCTAGGCGGTAGTGCGCGAGGACTGTGGTGGAAGAGTCGCAGCCACATCCGGGGAACCGAACCTGGCAGTCTCGATCACGGGCAGCATTGGTGAGCCTGCTCATCGGGCACCGCCAGCGCGGCGCGCACGAAGTTCGGCCAGCGCCTTGTTACCAACCTCCGGTGTGCGCTCAGCAACAGGCGCTGGCAACTCTGCAACCGGTACGGCGGCGAGTTGCTCACCCTGCCAAATGCGGCGGCATTGGTTCAGGTACTGCTTTTCGAAGCTGGCCAGGCCAAGCTCTCGAGATAGAAGCGGCAAACTGTGGAAGCCGGCGGATGCTGTGGCGTGGTAAACGGCCGGGTGATACCACTTCGAGCAGTTACGCATCGCTGGATGGCAATTTCGAAGGGCCTGAGCGTAAGCAGACTCAACGCTCGGTAACCCCAATCCCTCGGGCGCGAAGCACCAACTGACAAAGACACCAGGGGCAGGCACGAAAGCCGACTTACTCGCGCTCACCACGCGCATACCGTGATCGATCTGCTCCATCCGAGTAATGCCGGAGCGCATGAACTCGCCCAACCACTCAAGTTTCGAGGCGTTCATGACAGCCTCGGTGGGCCAGGACTGGCGCCAGGCGCCACACGCCCCGCGCAGCCGCAGGAACAGATCGTCGATTACTGCTTGGGTTCCAGGGTCAACAGCCACCACGACCGGGGATTGATCTGGGCCTTGGTAGGCAGGGTCGCATTGACGGCGCGCTACCAACTGGCTCGCCACAACAGGTTTGTTTGATCGGTTCACAGGCGCACCCCCTTAGCTGCCCAGTCTTCACCGGTCGCGCCTTCCTCGCTCGCGGACGTTCCGGCTGCCTGCGCACGCTCTCGTTTGATCCAGCCAGCCAGCTTGAAACACCAGCCGGCTGCGGTATCGAGAACGGATGTTTTGGCGACGAAGAAACCCTTGAAGCCCGACAGCAGTTCAGCAGTCAGGGAGTCAGCCGGTAGGCCGGCGATTTTCAGTTGAGTTTGCAGGGCTTCTTCCGGTGGCACGAAGTCAGCAAACATTGCGAAACGCTGGCGATCATCCTGCGGCTCCAGCGCCTGGCGATCCTGCTCATCGATCAACTCAGAAAGCTCGCGCTGCTGCTGCTCTTCGGTTCCTTGATGGTTAAGTGATGGATTGGGTGCAGCCGCTGCACCCCGTTCTGTTCCAGGCTGCACCCCGTTCTGTTGTGGGTTGCACCCCGTTGCGTCATCTGCACCCCGTTTTGTACGGGGTGCAGGATTTGCACCCCGCGATATCTGAAGGTCGTAAACGACTGGGCGGCGGTCATGACGATCGATATGCACAGCCGCGATAGCCTGATTGCCCTTCTGGATCAGCCCGGACTTCTCAAGATCGTCCAGCTTGTAACGTACGGTACGCTCGGATAGTCCTGTGTCTTGGGCCAGGGTGGAAGCAGATGGAAAGGCGCCGGCGCCGTTGGAGCCGGCATAGTTGGCCAGGCACAGCAGCACATGCCGAGCGCTGGAGTCTTTGAGGGTTTGAACGGGCAAAGAGAGCGCCCATGACATTGCTTGAACGCTCACAGCGAAGCTCCGATATTCTTTTCAGCCAAATAGGCCAGGCCTTTGGGTGTCACAAGGGGTTGGAAGGCTGCACGATCCTCGCCGGTCTCGGGGTCGCTCTTCAGCGCCGTGACCTTGTGGACCAGATAACCGGAGGTGATGCGCGGCTGGTAGGCGGTCCAACGTTTGGAACCACCACGGTGGAAGATCCACCGGTTCTTCTCCAGCCACAGGAACAGCCGGGACGGCGGAACCTGAAGTTGTTTGGCGGCATCGCTAATGCAGATCGCGCCGCAGGCCGATGCCAGGCGCTTGATGGCAGCGACCTTCGGCGCCTGATCCAGAATAACCAGTCGAAGAGATTGGTTTTCCTTGGCTTGGTCGGCGGCCGCCTGAAGTGCCTCTGCGTAGGTCGCCGGAATTTGGAACTGATCCGCCCTCGCCTCCAGATCCTGCCAGCGATCAATGATCCGCGCGCGCAGTTCGACGCTGTAGCCGGAGACCACAACCAGAGTGTCGCGCTGGGAAAGCAGGAACTCACGATAGACCTGACCGTTCTGCGGGTGGATATAGGGGGTGTCGTTTGAAGAAACGACCCCCTTTGCAACCAAGGCCCGGACGGTTTTCAGCACGTTGTCGTGCGTGCTGCCGGTCAGCTCGGCGATTTCGCGTGAAGACATAGTGTGTCGCGACACGTTTTGTTCATGACGGAAAAGTGTCGCGACATGGGGGGTATTGCCTGGAGCGGTATTGGTGTTCATAATGGCCCCACAGTGTTTTACGTTTTGTTGAAAGGACCGCCCTGCCAGGCGGTTTTTTTATGCCTGCGATTCAGGCGTTATGGGTGTCCGGTGCATCCGTGGTAGCTTTTTGCTTCCACACGAAAAGGTCACGGAGACCGGACATGAAACGTTTGAAGGAAGCCTTTGCACGCTGGAAGGCAAAGCATTGGGATCTGAAGCCATACATCCACGACGAACCCATGTTTCTGATGATGGGGTTCGACAGGCCGCCCTTGCGGGACTTCTGGGAGCGACGGAAAGGGTTAATTCTCAAAGCGGCCCCCTGGCTTGCGAGCCTCATCGGCGGTGCGATAATCCTGAAGCTGATGGGTCTCGCTTAAGCGACCATCCAGCACGGCGGCGCGGGCCTCGTCCAAAACCTTCAAGCGATCCAGGTCGCTGGCGGAAGGATCAAAGCTGACGTGAGTCAGAGGAAAGGTTGTGGACCCACCGCGCTTCGCGCTTCCCGTTACGAAGCCAGCTGCAAAGCAAAAGGCAGAAACACCAAAGGCCCCACAGGCGACCAACAAGCTATCTGCAACCATCGCTATTCCCTTCCTATGCACTGTATGAATTAACAGCCGATCCAGAGTCTCTACCTGCCCTGCCCGCTTCAGCGGAAAATGGCGTCATCAAGGTTAAGCGGACTGTTTCATTGGCTGCGCTGGGTCATCGTCTCGCTTGGCAACCAATGCACCGTCGGACTCCTTTTCAAGAACGCACTGCATTGGGTACGAAAATCCACCTGCCGCACGGCACTGGGAGACACGGCTACCGCTAACGCGGAGCGCGTCACCGATGGCGCGACCGGTGCGGAAATATTTCAGGGCTTCGTCAAAGGTCATGGGGTGCGTCTCCGTTGTCTCTGCCGAGTTTAGAGTTCTTAACAACACAAGGCAAGTTATCTAAACAATGAAATGTTTAGAATCCTAAATATGGACTTTAAAGACCGCGTGACCTCACGCATGAAGGCGCTCAATCTCAGCGCCACCGACATCAGCAAACTGACTGGCGTATCGAAGGCGACGGTCAGTTTCTGGGTGAGCGGAACGAATGGCGCGAAGGGCAAAAACCTTTTGGCGCTGGCGAAGGCTTTGGATTGCTCGCCGGACTGGTTGTCCGACGGTGTCGGTACACCGGATCAGTCATTTACCGATGACACCAAGGCCGGCATGTCCACGGTTGAGTTGATGGCTAAAATGCTTGCGTCCAGGGCTGGAAAGAATCTTTCAGAAAAAGCTCGGGAGACGATGCTCGCTGCAGCGGAGCAAGCAGATAGCCCAGTCGAGCAAGGCGGGAGTTACGTCCCTAGTCATCTAGCTGGCCTTCGACCAACGAATGAGGAAATTGTCATTCCTCAATACGATATCCGAGCCGCCATGGGGCACGGACAGGTGCCACCAGACTATACCGAGGTCGTTCGAAATCTCGTGGTGCGTGAGGAAATTCTCCGAGAGAAAGGGGTCACTTATACCTCCGCGTCATCGCTTGGCATGATCAACGGCTGGGGCGAGAGCATGGCCGGGACGATCAACGACAAAGACCTGGTGATAGTCGACAAGGGTGTAAAGGATTTCATCGGTGAGGGGATATACGTTCTCACTTGGCATGGAGAACTGTACATCAAGCGCGTAATGCGCCTGGACGAAGAGTGCTACAGGCTGATATCGGACAACAAACACTATGAAAACCAAACGGCTCGAATTGACGACGTGACGATCCACGCCAAGGTGCTGTTGATCTGGAATGCCCGTAAGGCTTAACAAAAAGCCCGCCACCAGCGGGCTTTTTTATGTCCTTCAGAATGGCGCGACCTCTTCAATCGCATCTAACTCACCATGATCTTGAACTCGAGGATCTTCCTCGGCCGCGGCTTCCCAGCTCAAAGTAACCGACTCATCTTCGTCGTTGAAAGTCATCTCAATACCGTCAACGTCGGCGAGCACGCCCATAACCTCCTCCCACTCACGATCCCCATCGCTATCAATCCTGTGGATGGTTGCCCACTTCCGGTCCTGAGCGATGGGATGGTTGATCATGCTGGAAACTCTGAGCGTAAGGCGCTCAACTCCCGATACGGGCGTTTGCTGTTGGGTTTTCTTCTGCGGGCTCGCCATCGGCTGCTCCTTGGTTGCTGTATATCCATACAGGTTTATACGCAGACTATCCGAACTTTTCTAATCGCGTAAGTCTTGACGCAGTCAGCGTTCGAGCGTACCTCGCCGTCACAATAGTTAAGATATCTAAAATAACTGTTGACGAATTCTGTTTAGTTTTCTAAATTCACTCCATCGCCGAGCAGCACTCGGCAATACACGACTGGTGAAGCCGCCAGATAGCACGGGATCAGCGAAGTGATCTCCCAGCCCCGGAAAGCGGGACCGACTGGACCAAGCTCTTTAAGTAGAACGGAGATTTTCACTGATGCACCTGGTTGACCGGGTGCATTGGGAAAACAACCGGAGCATGACCATGAACAAAGAGAATGTTTACGACAACGAGATCAGCCCACTGATGCTCCAGATCATCGCTATCTGCCGCAGCAAAGGCATTGCGATGTTTGCCAGCTTCAACATTGCGCACGACGGCGAGGGCCCAGAGGGCCAAGACTGCTCGAACCTGACATGCACATCCCATCTGCCCGACGGCGATGAAGTGTTTGACGAGCGCTACAGCAAGTGTGCTGCCGCTGTTCAGCGGAGAGTCCACAGCACGACATCAATGCACATCACCACCGAAAACCCTGACGGCTCGAAAACACTGACGGCGATCATTTGATTTCACTGGCTGGCCTTGGCAACAGGGCCAGACGGGAAAACAACCGGGAGTCACATTGATGGAAGCAACAATCGTCAGCGGCGCATGGAAGGGTCATCTCGGACGCGGCCTTGCGCCAAAGGAAGTTCAGTACCTGCTGGGCACCGCCCAGGGCAAGACAGCAAAAGAGATAGCCCGCCAGTTCGACGTGGCGGCCTGCACAGTGGCCAAGCGTCTTTCCTGCGCCATGTTCAAGCTTGGCGTGACACGCCAGACAGCGGCGGTCGCCGAAGCCATGCGCCGGCAGATCATCTCGCCGATGTGCTTCGTCCTGGCCAGCCTGATCGCCATGCACGCAATGATCGGTGATGACGCCATGCGCCGTGACCGCCGGGCGCCAGAACGGCGTACAGCCCAGGTGCGCGTGTTGCGCCAGGCGGAACGCCCAAGCCTCATCGCATAGATCGCGCCCAAGAATCCTGACCGGGGTTAACCGGCCGCTGGACTCCCAAGCGCATAAAGGGATAGCCGCTCAGACCAACCGGCTCAATCGTCGGTCTGCGACAGCCTGTCGTTAACTGCCCGAGCACCTGGTACTCCACAGCACCAGGCCGCATCGGGGTGTGATTGGAGTGTGCCCAAGTGGGCTGCAGCGCTAGGATCGCAAAGACCCGCGAATGTCCTGAGCCGGTATGAGCGAGACGGCCAATACTAAAAACGCGGCGGGAACCAAGCAGGGGTAGCGCCCTGGTGTTCCGATCACACCCCGATGCGGACGAACATCCGGCCATGCGCCGGCCACCTGCATTCAACCCACCCAGCACGGAGGATTGGCAGCCATGTGAACCACAACGAACCCTAGACGCCACAGCGTCTGCCGCGTGACGTAGGGAGGTCTACGAAGCGCACTGAAAGCCCGGTTTCGACTGGGCTTTTTTACGCCTTGCCTTTACCCGTCAGCACCCTCCCCTGGGCCCACCGGCACATACCAGGCGGTCAGGGTGCTGACGAATAAACGCAACCACAACCAAGGAGTCGGCATGAACCCAGCCATCCAACAAAGCCAAGCCGTTCTGCAGGCCCTGCGGGAACGTGTTTCGCTTTCCACTTCGGAGATGTACATGAAGATCGGTCGCGACCAGCCAGTGAAGGTGCCGCGCTTCAACGTGGTCCCGCTCGGCAAGAACCTGTTCGATGTGGTGGAGCGCTCCACAGGCGTTTCCCGCGGCGCACGCACCGGCCACGACGGAGCATGTCAGTACGCCGATCAGCTCGAGCGCAACGCTGACTTTTTCAGCGCAGTCACGGCCACGTCGAAGCGCTTCGGATGGCGAATGGCGCGCTGGACGGCCGGCTTCTCGGCGCTGCTCGTGCTGTTCGCTTATTACGGTGCACACCCATGATCGGCGAACCAATGCCGGATCCACGGCACTCGATTATCGACAACCTGAACCAGCAGCTGGAAGCGTTCTTCGGCTCTGGCAAAAAAGCCCAGATCATCCCGAACGGCGTAGGTGTTGACGGTCCCTACAACGGCACCACGGCGCACCACGAACGCCTGCGCAAAGAACGCGACAAGCTTGCACCCGCCGTACGCGCCGAAGCAGCCAAGGGCGTCGTGGCCAGCGTTGCTGCAAAGAACCTGGGGATGCACATCAAGCGCGTGACACTGATCGCCCAGGAGAACGGCTTCAAGTTCGCCGACAACCCATGAAGCGCATCAACAACCAGGTGCGACAGCGCCGGCGGCAGGCCTGGCTTGATTTGCCAGCACATGAAATTGAAGAGGTAGGCCATGGCCAAGGACAACGCGCAGATCCAGCGGGACAAGCGCTTGAAAGAGAAGGCGCTGCTCGACAGGATCGGCGCAGAGAAGCGAACTCTGATTGTCTCGAAAGCGCTCGATGACGCGCTTCAAGTGCTGGGCGAGCGTCACGACTTTGAGGAATGGCAGGAAACGGTATCAACCTTCCTGATCAATCTGGCGGCAGCACCTGCAGAGGTGTCGGCCCGCTTCGTCAACATGTCGCGACCTGATTTCGAGATAACAGAAAAGCAGTCGCGACAGCTTGAAGAATTCAGCAAGACCGGCGTTGAGCCTGTCAGTCCTTCAGGGTGACGTGCTGGCCGCCTGCCCTAGCAGAAATTTCGGGTAAGGGGTTGGCTTTCAGAAAGTCTAACACGGCGGCCTTTACATCCGATGGGATCACAAGAGTATCGTTAAACAACGTTAGTTTAAAGCTAGCTTCAACTTCATCCTGCGTCATTTCGGGGAGCAGAGACACGTAATTATTAACGTGCTGTTGAACGATTGACTCAAGCACATCCGATGTTTGGATAATCAGCAGCGGCAAGTATCGCTGATAGGATGGATAAAATACTTTCTCGTTTCGATTGCCAACCTCTGCAGGTAGTATTGGCCAAGGCCGGCCGTCATTGATATGAGCAGATGAATTAACATCATACCCTCGATGCACGATCATATTACGTAGCTCTCTCAAATAATTATAGTTTTGATCGCCATCAGGGAACCCTTCGAACACAAATTCTGAACTGATTGCAGATTTGAATTCTCTGGCATAGTCATACGCTGGATCTTGCAAATATTCAGTTAGTGAAAGGAGGCTTCCCAGGCAACTTGAATAATGGTGCCGTAACTCAAGGTCGCTATTTTTATCAAGTGGCACTCTGTACTGCTGAGCACAGTTAAAAGCAACATTTTTTGCATTTGAGTAATAAGCAATTGATGACAATACATCATTCCTGAACATCGAAACCTCCTTGATCCGGCTCCATGCCGGTCACCCGTAATACTCCATATCAACGAATCACGCCAGCAGGCTCAGTAGCAGGCAGGCCGGCGAGGTCACGCCACTTCGCCAGGTCAGCGATCAGCTTAAGGCCTGGGCGCACCTCAGCTTCGAGCGCTTCATCAGGAAGGCTCAGCAGGCGGACAACCTCAGCGCCGATCAGGCGTATCGCTTCCACATCGGTTTTCGTGCTCATCGCAGTCACCGTTAAGTTACAGGGCTAGCCAAATATCAGTTGCTTCTGAGCAGTTTCTCTTTTAGCTCCATATCAGCTTGCTTCGTCAATTCGTCGATTTTCGTTAGCTGGGGTGCAGTAATTTGGAGCCATTGCTCTTGCTCAAACTGCTCATAGTATCTATGCATAGATTGCGCAAACACATCAGCATACCTGCTCTCCTTGTCTAACCGTACCCACTTAAAAAAAGTCCTTAAACAGCCAAACAAACTTTCTGTAAAATTCAGAAAATCATCATAGCGGTTCGGAAACTCGCTCCCCCATATAGCACGGCACTCCAATAACACCGCTAAAAACTCTGCTTTAGAACTCTGACTCGCTTCAAGTCGCTCCTCCATCTTAGAAATAAATGTTTCTAGCAAGCCCGCTGGCAGCCCATCAATACCGACGCTGAACTGCATAACAGCAAACTGGGCGTCTCCGAACGCAACTCGGGTTGTCTCTTTATATTTTAAAGCCGCAACCGCAACACGCTGGGCCAATGCATGGTCGGCTTCAGCGCTAACTTGCTGGCGCCACGCGTTCACTCCAAAGAACGCAAGCCCAACGGCTAGAACTGTTGCTATAGACGAAAAGATTTCGAAGAGGTCATGTACATCTTTTATTTTGAAGAAATCGGTTCCGATCGGAATCATCCCCCAAACCATCCCGGAAGCAAATAACAGTAAGCATCCTAACCAAATAATCCAATCCTTCTTCAACTCGCTCTCCCAACTCAACAATTCAGTCGATTATGCCGAAGCCATACGCTGTCGGCGAGGATCTCATATGCCCGATATCACCTACGGCTCTGTGTGCAGCGGCATCGAAGCCGCGACACAGGCCTGGCACCCGCTGGGCATGCGCGCCGCCTGGTTCGCCGAGATTGAGCCGTTTCCCTCGGCGGTCCTTTCCTACCACTACCCCGACGTGCCGAACCTGGGTGACATGACCAAGCTGGCCGCCTTAGTGCTGGCCGGCAAGATTCCGGCGCCGGACGTGCTGGTCGGCGGCACCCCATGCCAGGCCTTTTCGGTCGCCGGTATGCGCGAAGGCCTCACTGACCCGCGCGGCGCCCTCACCATCAAATACGTGGAGCTTGCAGATGCAGTTGACTATGTTCGCGCCGGCCAGCGAAAGCCCGCCAGCGTCATCGTCTGGGAGAACGTCCCCGGCGTCCTCAGTGACAAAGGGAACGCCTTCGGATGCTTTCTTGGCGCGCTTGCTGGGGAAGACTGCGAGCTGCACCCTCCAGGGAAGAAATGGCAGGACGCTGGTTGTGTGTATGGACCCAAAAGAACAATCGCGTGGCGGGTCCTGGACGCCCAATATTTCGGCCTGGCCCAACGACGCCGTCGTGTGTTCGTTGTCGCAAGTGCTCGAGACGGGGTCGATCCCGCCGAGGTACTTTTTGAGTGAGAAGGCGTGCGCAGGGATACTGCGCCGAGCCGAGGCCAGGGGCAGGACGTTACCGGAACAGCTCCTTTCGGCCCTGCGCTCCAGTGCGGAGAAGGATGCGAGTGCGTCTTCCCTGAGCAGTTAGGTGCCTATGGCTGCCCGAACTGCGAAGGCGACTTCGGGCCAGCGGTATCGATGTTCGGCGGTATCCCAGCCTTCGGCGCCGGGCGCATGTCCGGTTCCATAGAAAAGGCAGGCACCCTCACCCACCACGAAGGTCGCAACGATCTGGATAGCGAGACCTTCTTTGTCCAGGACAAGCCAGTTTCAGCCCTGACCGCCAACGGCGTCGGCACATGCGGTGCTGATGACAATCAGGCCCAGGCCGGGCACTTGATCGCAGGAACACTCAACGCCAACGGCAAGGCGGCTGGTAGCGCGACAAACCAGGATGCCGAGTCGGGCCTGCTGGTGGTGCATGGCACGCAAGACCCAGGCGTCAGCGACAAAATTGCCTTTGCCCTGGGCAGGAACAACGGCCAGGAAAATGCAGTGCTGGCTTTTTCCTGCAAGGATCACGGCGCTGACGCAGGGGAGATTGCCCCTACCCTGCGCGCCATGAATCATTCAGGAAGCCACGCTAACGCCGGCGGCCAAGTCGCCGTCTGCATAACCGGCGACATCACCCACACGCTGAAAGCCGAAGGGTTCGACGGTAGCGAGGACGGTACCGGGCGTGGGCAGCCAATCGTTCCAGCCTACTCGACCAAGCTTCACCACACGGCGGCTCTTGGGGCTGGCAAGTGGTACGAGGAATACACAGCCTCTCTGGACGCATGCAGCCCGCCGCCAGCCCTTCTTGCGCCCACCCAGGTTAGGCGCCTGGTTCCAGTCGAGTGCGAACGCCTCCAGGGCATGGCCGACAACTACACGCTGATCCCCTGGCGCGGCAAGCCTGCCAGCGAATGCGCGGACGGCCCCCGCTACAAGGCGATCGGCAACAGCAAGGCCGTCACCGTGGTTCGCTGGATCGGCCGGCGGCTTCTGCGCCAGATCACACCCAGCCCGTACGGATGATCAGATCGACCAGCCCAATAATGGCGATGGCCAGTTCTATGAGTTTTGTCAGTAGTTTCATGTTGAGCTTCCTTGGAAGACTCAAAGCCAACGATATGGCTTCGTAGTCTATAAGTGCCCAATTAATTCAAAGCTCGGCCCACCCTTCCTCTTGGGTTTTTTCCAACTCCCCCCATTCCACCGCCCGGGCATGGCCCGGCAAGGACTCCCCATGCCTACAGAAAACAAACCGACGGCGCCGCTGCAGGTAGAGCGCTCGACAGTCACCAAGCTGGTTATCACCGGCGCACCGAACCTTGACCCGATCACCGTGTTCCTCGAGGACCTGGCCCCATGCAAGGGCAAGATCACTGTCAACTGCTGGGGCAAGAGCTGGACGGCCTACTGGGGAGGTATGTGGGACGGCCTAAGCATCGGGCAGTTCTTCTGCAAGCTGAACACCGGCTACATCATCGGTTACTTCGACCAGGCGATGAGGCCACGGCAGTTCAGTGGTGAAGCGCTTGCAAACAAAGCACAAATCACCGTGCTGAAAGAACGCCGGCGCGGTGAACTCGGACAGGACGAAGCGCGTGAGCTGTTCACCGAAGCCGAAGACCTTCGCGAATCGCCATCGATTGATCACCTGCACGCCGCACACAGCGAACTGATGACCAAGCTTTTCGGGGATGAATGGTGGCACCTGACCAACGATGCTACCGAGCCAAACCCCGATTACGCCTACCTCGAGCGGATCATTCACGCAGTCCAACAAGCCCTCAGCCAAGAACAGCAGCAGTGGCAGCATGAGGTGGGATGCGCAAATAATCTTGTACTAGTAGGAATCGGCTCGTCACATGTCTAGTCTGATGCTTTCGAGCGAGACCACCCTACTCATAAGTAATTTAAGATCTGCACTTGGGTAGTGATCTAAATCAGTCTGAATAAAGTTTATGACATCTGGTATATCGGAGTCTTGCCTAACAAATATGTATCGTATATCTGCCGGCGCCACCTTCAGCATACAATGTTGTCGGGTGGATTCATTCAAACCATCTCTAACTTCGACAACATCGAACTGTTCACGTAATGTATAAGGCTTGATCTGCGGTCCTTTTGCTATATATCTCCATTCAGATTCCTGATAGAAAAGCTTTTCAACCGGGGCGTCTTCGACAATCATTTTCCCTGTGGTTGGCTTGCTGAAAGCCAAGAATTCCCGCATCACATCTTTTAGCTTCTCAGTGAGTTCGAGATTGTCTTTCATTGATGCAAGTTCGTTAAATGACCTGAACGCACCCGTAACTATATTACCTCCAGCGACATAAAACACTGGATTAAGTCCATTTCTCTCTGCCCATTGGCGAGTCAAACCTATTCCGAAATCCCCATAAAAATTTACGTGATCCGATATACGGGAAAGTGGAATATCACAAAAGCAAACCATGGGATATGCTACATACGTAAACTTTTCGTATCCTAACCATGCAACATCCTCCAAGCAATAACGAGGCCAAAAACCTCCCCGCAAAATGTGCTTTAGGGTTTCGGCGCTCTTTGTAAAGTGGAAAAGCGCGTTCGATTTCGGACTCATAGATTCCCTTTATGATGGCGTACACATACGACAAATTCTATGTCGTCTCGTGGAAATTAAGCCAGCAGTAACTCTCCCCTTCAAAGTCAGCCGCTATAGCGGCAAGGATGAAGTCATGCCTGAAGAAATCACGTTGATACAGCCAGCCCCGGTCGTGCGCGACGAATACGGAATGTTCGCTCACCCCGATATGCCCGACTTCGACGAGGGCGACGGTGATAAGTGCAAAGCCTGGATCGCTGCACAGGGCCTGCAGGTGAAGATGGTGAGCCTCGAATACCACAGCGACGAAGCGGTCTCTGAGCGCTATTTCGAAGCTGGCGACCCTGACTGCAGTTACTGGGAGCCGGATCGGCCTGATGGCGAAGGCTGGTTCTGCCTGGCTATTCACGACACAGACGACGGTCCTGTCTGCTGGTGGGCACGCCGAGAGGTTACGCCATGATCGCCCCCCTCTGGTTCGCCTACGTCTTCATCTACAAGGTGAATAAGCCATGACGCAGACAGCCCAAGAAAAGTTCGAAGCGTGGCATTTGATCCGGTTTCCGGGAGCAAGTCTGTCGAAACGGACAAATGGTGAGTACATCAATCTGTACGTCGGCATGTGCTGGATTGGCTGGAGCGCATCCCGCGAGACGCTGGTGGTGGACATGCCTGCCGTCGAGGCCTGGGACAACGACGGGCGCCTGAACCGCGAGAAAGACGACACGGCTGATTGTGCAATCGGTCTGGTGCCGGTGATTGATGTACGCAATGCACTTACTGAACTCGGCATCGCCATCAAAGCAACAGCCTAACCCCAATCCCCCTACATGCCTGCCGGTGAGCGGCGGGCGGAGCTATGCACATGCCAAACCATATCACCAACAAAGTCGACGCCCCGAAAGAAGTCCTCGCCTCCCTTCTGAACGCCGAAGGCAAGATCGACTTCAACACCGTGATCCCCTTCCTCGGTAAGTTTGATTGGTGTGGGATCGACGGCCTGGCCGAGACTTGTGCGGAAGCCATAACCGGCACGCCGCTAAACGATCACCCACTGGTCGCCGCTCTCCAGCGTGACAGCAGAAACAAAGCCAGCATTGACGGGTGCAGCGACGAGCAATTCGAACAATTCGTGCAGATGCTGCGAAACAAGCGTGCTACTGGGCACTTCCACACTCTGGATTTCGCCCGCGACAAGTGGGGCACCAAATGGAACGCCTATAGCCAGCTGGTTGATTTAGATCAGCGCGTTTTCCAGTTTGATACAGCGTGGTCATGTCCAGAACCAGTAATCAAGGCGCTCTCCGGCCTCCATCCAGAAGCAGAAATAACGCTCCAGTTCGCTGATGAAGACATCGGTAGCAACTGCGGAACCCTGGTTTTCAAAGCCGGCGAGATCATCAAGTCTGACGTCGCGCCCAACTGGAACCAGATGAACCAGGCAGAGCGGGACAAATGGAAAGCCTTCGCGCTCGATCTGACCGGGCGTACCGCTGAAGACGAAGACGACGAATAACCACCTTCTGCCGCCCCGCGCGGCTAGGACACACCCCATGTTCGCAATGAAACTCACCCTGATACTGCTGGGCGCTTTTCTGTACCTGGTCGGAACACTCGGCTGGTTCGGCTGGCTCGGGCTCGACCTGCTGGGCACCGGCACCACCGAGGCACTGCTCTACGCCTTCGCCGGTACATGCACCTGGCTGCTGATCAGCTTTGGCCTGGCAATCCACATCATCAAGACAGCGCGGCCCACGGTGGGCGGGAGGTAGCTATGGCAAAAGTCCTGGCGCAAATTACGGTCAAGCTGCCGCGCCTCATGGAGGCTGGCGAATACAGGAAGTTGCGGTACGTCGGCGGAAAGCCGAGCCTGCAGCAGTTGAAGAAATGGATTGAGGAAGGCGAAGTGATTGGAGAGGTAAAGGGCGGGATGTATTTCGTCGACGTGCAGGCGGCGGTCATGGGATCAAGTGACCCGCTGCTGGCCAAGATGCTGGAGATTGGGTGATGGCTGCCCGCCCCCGCACGCTGCAAAACAGAAAGCTGCCGCCAAACCTTTACCCGAACGGGAAATACTGGCGGTACCGCAACCCGGTCACCGGCGTGATGACCAGCATCAACCGGCCACTGGAGGAGGCAATCAAGCTGGCCCGGGCGGCCAACCTAAAAATGGCCGAGCTGGTCGTAGATGACGGCTCGCTGCTGGCAGTGTTGACCGGCGACCGCCTACCGATCGTGAGTAACCTGCTGGCGCGCTTCGAAGAAGATTGGTTGCCGCACCGCTCATACGCCGCACGCACCCTGGAGGAGATCAAGTTCAAGCTCGAGCGGTACCGGCAGGATCTGGGTGACCGCTTGATAGGCCAGTTGGATGTGCTGGCCATGGCCGAGTACCTGGATAACTTCAGCAACAACGCCTACACGAAGCACCGCGGGCTGTGGGTGCAGATATTCGCGTTCGCAGTGGCCAAGGGCCTGGCCGAACGCAACAACGCCGAACTCACCCTGGTGAAGAAGGAGGCAGAGAAAAAGCGCCAGCGCCATACGCTCGACGGGTTGAAGGTGATCATCAATGCCGCAACAACGCCGCCATGGCTAAAGCGGGCGATCCGCCTGGCCCTGGCCAGCCTTCAGCGCCGGGACGACATCGTTACCTGGCTGAAGTCTGCTGCGGACATGGAAAAGAACACGCTCACGGTGTCGCCAGGGAAAACCCAGGGCTACGACAACCCGGTACACCTGAAGATCACCATGGGTGCAACACTGCGGGAGGTGGTAGGAGAGTGCCTGCGCTCACCGCTCGCCTCGCCATACCTGATCCACTACAAGCCCAAAGCCCGCAGGCGGGAGCAGATAGACGCCAAGGATCACTGGACATCGGTAACGCCGGACTACCTGACCAAAGAGTTCAGCAAGGCCAGGGACGCAGCGCACGCCTATGACCACGTGCCGGCCGGAGAGCGCCCCACTTTTCACGAGATTCGCGCATTGGGTGCCTGGTTGTACGAGCAGCAGAATTTCCCACAGGAATACATCCAGGCGCTCATGGGCCACGCGGACGAGAAGATGACGAAGCATTATCAGGAAGGGCGGTGGTAACGAAAAGTTGGCGTGACGATGAAGTGCTCATTGGCAATGCTTGCTTTGGGTGGGTGATCGGAAAGAGGGCCATTTTAGCAGCCGCGAGGCTTTTGG